TGTGCATCGCGAGGAGCACCTCCGCCTCCTGCTCCTCCGTCAATTCGAGCTTCAGCTTCTTCTCGTCCTCCTCCGATAGGAACAACGTGCGACCGGCTCTTTCGGGGAACCGCTTCACCTTCGCGCAGGGATTCGTGGCCATGCGCCCCGTCGAGACCGCGTGAGTGAAAACGCTCGAGATGAACGAACGGTAGCGATTGCAGGTCGAATCCTTCAGACCCGATGCCTTGAGGTTGCCCAGGACGGCATCGATTCTCTCCGGGGTGAAACGGTCGTACCGGAGGTCGCCGATGCGCTTGTAGAGCTGCCCTAGACGGATCTTGTCCGTCGCGATGGTGAGCGGCGCCAGACGGATCGCCTTTTTCTTGATCGCATCGTCGGCCAATCGTCTGAATGTCCACACTCTCTCCTCACGCTTTGGGACGTACCTCCCACTCTTGACCTCGGCACGCCTGATGCGGAGCATTTCGAGCGCGGCGTCGTGCATGCCGATTTTTTCCTTGTGGCGGACTCCGTCCTGGTCAAGGAATGAAATCCACCAAATGCCCTTGACCCCGCCGCGCTCGATGATGCCGGGGACCTTCTCCATTAGCTGATGACAGGCACGTCCCCGAAATTGGGCTCGAGCCATGTCTTGATCGCAGCGACCGCCCCGAGTTTCCAGCGACCGCCGTCGCCTTCGAATAGAGCGAGCTGGATCGATTCACCGCCGATGCGCGCGCGGAAAACAAACTGCGAGAGCACCTGGTCGATTTCCGCGAAGGTGCGGTATGGCGCGAGGTTCACCGTAGGTTTCAGGACCGTTTCGGCCTTGAGAGCGATGCCCTGCTTCACCGCTACCCGCTGTGCGAATCCGTCGTCCTCGTGGCTGGTCGCATTTTCTGCGGTGATGTTCGAAGCGACCTTCAGCACATAGTCAAGATCGGGAGCGAACGTGCCGTCGTCCTTCTCGATCTTCACCCGCTGAAATCCCTGTTGAGCAGAGATGAGGAAACTCTCCGGGTTGTGCCAGACGCCGAACTTGAACGACTCGCAGCCGGGATATTCCGCTTGCACCCAGACGCGCCGCCGGCCGTGGTCATCGGCATCCTTGCTGATGAGTTCGACGCACGTCGGCGAAGTGATGTGAACGAGGACTTTGTCCGGGGTCACGTTGTCTAGGTCGCCCATGAACAGGTCCACCAGACCCTGCAGCGTCGAGCATTCGACCGCCTTGGGCGACGGCGGGTAAATCAGGTCCAGTTTCTTGTCGGTGAACTCGAGGTCGCCAATCTTGTGGATGTTCGGCGGCGCGAGCGTGAGAATTTTCTGGATAGCATCCGCATCAGTGCTCATCTATTTCGTTCCTCCTCTTTCGATTTGAACTCCCTGGCCCTAGTTCGTTTTGTCGTTCGCCGCCGCCGCCTTCGGATCGAATAGCCGGATCTGCTTCGGATCGTGCGGGATCGCAACCATCGCGAGACCGCGCCGCTGCAGGAACACCGTGCCCTTCACGGCATTGACCGGAACCGTCTTCGACTTGCAGGCGAACGTCACCTGCGCGCCGGAGCGGTCCTCGAACGGCTCGAGCGTGAACTCGAGAACGATTTTCCGTTTCGCTTCCGGGTCCGTGTTCACATCCCCGATGTTCGTGAGCACCTCCGCGAACTCGCGCTGGAAAACTTCCTCGATGGCGCCGCCGCAAAGGTTCGAGAGTGTTACCTTTTCGTTGTCTTCCATAAGTCGCTTTCCTCCTCGTGAGTGTTGGCCTTTGTGGAATCGCGTCAGACGCGCGCGGGTTGGGGTTTCAGGGAAGAGGTCGTGTAGAGCTTGCTGTGGACCTCACGGAAGTGCTGGTAGATTTCGTCGAGCGAGAGACTGATGCCGCGCCGCTTTGCGAGCATCTGAATCTTGAGAGCATTCGCTGGATGAGGAGACGTGGAACCCCGGAGCCAGTGGCAGATTGCGGAATGGTCGACCCCGAGCCTCCGCGCGAGTTCAGCCGCACCGAACTCGCGAATGAACTGTTCAAATTTCGTCTGGCCTTCCGGTTTCTTGGACACGGATTTTCCTTTCTTCAATCGACGCGCTCCGGCCAGTGCCACGTGCAGGGCTTAGAAATCAGATCTGACCGGGGAATGTCTTCGACAAATAGAACGCCCTTAAGGAGGGATTTACTGCAGTTTTGAAAGACGGCGAGATTCACCACATCGCCGTCTCCAGGACGGTCTTCCGTGCGAAGTTCCGTGATGATCGCCGCATGGTGCCGTCCGCAATCATCGAAGTAATGCACGATCCTTCCGATGCTTGGTTTCACGAGTCTCCTTAGTGCCGGAACTTTTGCCCCGCTCCGGCGGGCGGGAAAGGACCACGTCATCTAGGGGATGGCGAGGTGCAAACTTGTCGATGGCTCCCGTTTTCATAGGTTTAGGGGGATGAAGAGGCGTTCAGGACTTCTCGTAGCTATTAGGGAACCCGCACGGAAGTGGGTTACCTCTTCGCCACAAAAAAAAGTCGGCGACGTCACCGAGATGCCGCGTACCTGGTAGTTCGATACGCGAATCTCGGGGATGGTCACCGACAGAATCCTCCTCTTGCTCTCCCGGTTCATAAACTGCCAATCGAAGAGCGGAGCGAACGCCGTCATCAGCGAGCGCACCGACACCGTCGGAGCTGGCACTTCTCGGAGCAGCATCTCCTCCGTCATCTGGATTCGCGCGTCGACCTCGCCGAGCCGCTGGTCCCGATCCGCGCGTGAAAGAATGCCCTCCAAATAAATATCGAGCACACGCTCTCGCTTTTCGCGAAGCTTCTTCATCTCCAGTTCGAGCCTGGCGATTCTACCGCGCGACGCCGCCGCGTCGGAGTTGGCGTGGAAGTCACTGAGTAATTCAGTGATGAAGTCCCGGTCGGTGAGCCGCTCGGCGAGAATCCCATCGAGCTTCGACTCCAGCCGTTCCTGGCGCATGTAGTTGGTCGGACACTTCCCGCTCGCGAGTTTCGAGAGGCGCCGCCGGCAGGCATAGTAGAAGCCGCTCGCGTCCTTGCCATAGACCGGAGACTCGCACTCGGCACAGAGCAGGAACCCGCTATAGGTGAAGCGGTGCTTCGTGTCCGCGCGGTGCTTCCAATGGCGGAGCGTCTTCCGAGCGACCAGTTCCTGGGCGCGCCGGAACTCCGCATCTCCCACGAGCGGAGAGGAGATCACCTTGACGCGAATGACTTCGTCTGGATCGCGGCTAATCTTCGGACGGTCACCCTGGCGTCCGCCGGCACAGTAGCGGCGAGCCTTCGACGCCATGTCCCGCTTTTTATCGTAGACGCGCCATCCGTTGTAGATCGGATTGGTGAAAATCGTGTGCATGCCCTGCGGGGTGAACCCGAGCGGTTTCGCGAGTTCAGTGTAACTGGTCTCGCCGGAGAGCAGCCGGCGGAAAGCCTCGCGGACATGTTCGGCTTCGGGTTTATAGAAGAATCCCTCTTCCTTCGAGTAACCCACGCCGAATGGCAGGCAGATGTGGCTCTGGGTGTGCTTGCCGGCGCGACGCATCTCTTCCTTCGCGGACCAGACGCGCTCCCGGATTTCCGAAAGTTCATTCCCCGCGATGATGGCCCGGAGTCCCGCCACGAGTTTTCCTGTTTTGCTGTTGAGATCGAGAGGACCATCTGGAAGATACAACAAAGTGCCGGTGTCCTGGAACACTTGAAAGAGCACGTAGTCGCCGAAGTTATCAGGACGCATGACGCGGGAGAATTCCCGCACCACCACGCCGGCGATGTCCGGCGACTCGATGAGCCGGAGCAGTTCCTGCATCTCGGGAGCGCGGAGCACCGCAGTCCCCGAGACGTCCGTGATCTCGATGGATTTGGTGATCGTCAAACCGTAGGTGTCAGCGGTCCTGCGGTTCACCGTTTTCTGCGCCGGGATGCTTGCGCGGTCGTCGCCTGCCTGCGCCTGCGTCGAAACCCGGATGAGTTCAATGACTTTTTTCACGCGGCCTTTCCAGACTCTCTTCGAGTCCCACTAGCTCCGCGACGTGAACGAGAACGGCTTCGAGGTCTTTCTTCTCGTAGGCACTTCGGAGGTTTTGCAGTATCTGCTGGCGTTGCTTTCCCACTTCGAACAGCGCATCCACTAACCCTGGGTCCGGCACGGATAAAACATCCTTCCTGGGGACAGAAAGAAAAAACGATTTGCCGCCGTTCGCTCGCCATCGAACAGAGACGCGAGGTCGGACTTTACTCTTACTCAGGATGCAATGTCAACAGAAGTGTACGGTTATTTTTCGTAGCGTTTACTACGACGCCAATCTTGGCGCGGGATTCCAAGATTGTAAATAATTTGTCACTTACAGATCGAGCGGAGTTCCCGGATGAGCGGACAGCTTGCGGAGAAGTGGCGGAGAGCTTTCACGTTGGCGTCGTTCAGACCCTTCTGCTCGAGGAGCGCGAAGGCCACGAGACGGCGGTACGTGGTGCGGCTCTTTTTAGATGCGAGCGCCAGCGACAAAGCCTCGGTGAATAGTTTCTCTTTGGAGCAGCACAGCCGGAATAGTGAACCCTCGGTGACGTTCGCGCGCTGTGCAATTGCTTTTGTGGAACAACCGGAATAACCGTGCGCGGCGAAACAGCGTACGGCGTTGGAGACGATGCGTTCGCGGATTTTGCTGGCCATGAGGTGAGCCAATTGTAGCTCGAAAACCCTTGTCAGTGGGCGGGTTTCAGGGTTCCGGCGAGCGTGGCCGGAGCGGGAAGTGAGAGTGTCCGCTTCGGCTTGCAGAGCCACAGACAATACCACTTCCGGTGTCCCTGGATCGCGGCATTGTACGCCTGGGTATAGAGCGGGAGCACCTGGTTAAACGCGGAGATCGCTGCGTCACGTTCCTTCTCCGCATTCCCGGTCTGAGCACTGGCGGTTTCCAGACTTGACCTCATAGCGTCCGCTTCGGCGGCGCGCGCCTTCGCCTCGTCGACCTTGTGCGGATAGTCCGTCACGATAGCATCGGCCTGCCGGAGCACCGCTGGATTTTCGAGCGGCCCTCCGAGCTTCAATTCAAGATCGCTCTTCACGGCCGAATCGGGAAGCGCCTGGACCTTGCCGGCGTCGACGGTCGACTGCCGCTGCGCTGTCTGGACCCGAGAATTCGCCTGAGCCGCAAGGTCCGCGAAGCGTGTGGCCATTTGCGAAAGCTGCTCTTCCCGCGCGCGGCCGGCATCAAGTTGGGACTGGAATTGAGTACGGACTTGCTCGAACTGCGCGCGGTTCGCCTCGGTCTCTTTGCCGGCTTCTTCCTGCAGCCCGGCGGTGCGGCCGGAGTGATAAATCCAATGCACCACGGCTCCGAGTGCGGCCACGAGCAGGACTACCTCGCAGAGCTTACGGACCCACGGGATCGCGAGCCATGCCCACACCTGGTCCTCCTGCCGGCGGAATCTTCGCCGCCACGTAATCTTCTTTGGCCGAGTGCGCGAGCACGAGACCTCCGAGCGTTCCCATGAACGCGATGTAGGTCGTCGTCAGCTTGCCCAACGCCGCCATGACATGCCCGGAAACAAAGAACGCGATGAAGAACGCCGTCGTTCTCCCGCGGGTGATCTGGAGAATACGGCGCGATAGGCTGTCCATCCATTCCATGCGAGCACCTCAGAGCTTGTGTAAAAAGTGAAAAAGAAAGGCCACGGCGAACGCGCCCACCAGGACTGCGATGCGGTCAAACCAATGGTTCCGCGTGAACTCCGGGAGGATGACCGGCGGCAAAAACATCGATACCAGAAAAACGGTGAGCAGCGCGCCGATAGATTTCGGGATTAGGAGCAGGACCGCGGCCAGGATCGCGCCGATGACAAGGTGAAGCAGGTGATACTTTGCGAGAGATTGCTCTGCAGAGTTGATGATGCTCATGTTGTGACCTCCGGTGAAATTCCCGCCGCTGGCGGGGGATTGTTGAGAGCGGTAACTAGCTTGGAAGCAGCATCGATGAACCGCGGCCAGCCTGTGAGACCGCCGTTCACTCTACGCCGGACCATCTCCCAATTCTGCTGTTCTGCGTAGAAGGGGATGTGCCGCTCACGAAAGAAAAGCGCGAGGACGTCCGCCGCGATTGCCGGGTCCAGAGCCAGGTCTGGGTTGTTCTCGAGGTCCTGGCCGATCTCCGAACCGAAGTGCGCGTAGTTCACGCGACCGGTGATCTGGATGAATCCGCGACCGCAAAACCTAGCGCCGTCGCCGGGATTTAGGTTCCCGAGGTCCTTCCTGTTTTCGTAGAGATTGGTGAGGTAGGTCGGACCGCCGCGCTCCCGGATCGGATAGAACCTTCCGGTCTCGACGCCGATGGTTGAGATCGCAGCGACCGCCGTGAGCGGCGAGTAGATGTCGCGTTTGTCGAGCACGTCCTCCACGAGCGGCCAGTTCGCGCGCACGTTATCGAGCGGACCATAGGGTCCGAGGATCGCGGAAATCAGTTCGACCGGAAGTGGGAAGTTCATTTCTCGCCGCCTTCTTCCTTCAAGAGCTTGGTGATCTCCGTTTCTTTGTCCGCGGGAGCGGCGACCAGGATGGCCATCGTCACGTTGTGATAGTGGCGCCGTTCGTCGCGCGAATTGTCGCGGTCGCGCGCGGCCACGCCATTGATGTCGGTCATGCACTCGCGGAAACGTGCCGCCGTTTCTTCTTGCAGTTGGCGGATCTTGAGCCGCACCCAGACGTAAAATCCGCCAGCGCTGAAGATGAAGGTCACGATAGCGCCCACGAGGGTGACCTTGGCGTCCTCTGTGAAGGTGAAAATCACATGCGGTCCTCTGGCGGAATGTCCAGTTCGCAGGCTAAGAGTTCAGCGGCGAGTTCCTTCATGCGGCCGGTGAGAGCCGTCGCTGCGGTCTTTCTGGCCTCGTCGATTCGCGCGAATAGCAATTCCCTCCTGACGTAGGGACGGAGAGCTTCGCGGAAATCGGAGTAGTCCGGTTCCCTCGGACCCACCCTGGTATTCCGATGTTGCTCCGCGAGCTTCAGCACGAGCGCGCGCACGACTATAGCCAAGCGGCCTTCTGGTGTGAGTTCCTCATGATGCGTTCTCCCGTTCATCGTTGCTCGTCTCCCTTGTCCCGCAAGTTTTCACTGCATGATGCAAACTACCGGAGCGGCAGCGGCGCCTCCGCCGCCGGCAGCCTTGAATGCGATAGCCGTCACAGAATTGGCGACTCCCGAGCCTGTAAATGGGAACGATGCGCTCACGCCGGAGCCGGGACTGGCGAACACGCCGTATTCCATTCTCTGGCGAGGAAACGAGAGACCTGATGAGTTCACGAGCGTGTAGCCGGTGCCGGCCGTGAACGTGGGCTCAGTGCCGCCGTCCGCAAGCACGGCTAGGATGACCTCGTCCGCTCCAGTGGCGTTGAAGGCGGGAGAAACCGCAGGGTTGGTGACGTTCGTGTTGAGTTGAATCCCTGTGTCCACATCGAAAGCCGGTGTCCCCCCTGTGATCGGGAATTTACAGATACCGAGCGCGACGACTGTGCCGGCTGAAAATGTTGCGGTGATCACATTGCTCGCGTGCGCTGCGGTCGCGATGCAGTAGAACCATCGGAATCCCTGTCCACCACCGGCATCGGGTAGGAACGGACGCGCCGTGTACGTGTTTCCGGCGAGGTCCGCCAGTGAAATGGTCGTCCCTCCCGTCAACCCTGACCCGAACACGCATGCGACGATGAAATCGCCGATGGCTGTGTTCAGCGCCGAAGATGCAAGAGTTCCAGCACCCCCGGAGAAAACGCTCGTGAAACTGGTCGCCGGCGATCCGAAAATACTCATGCGCGGACCCCGGCCAGCGTGATCCCTACGTTTGCGAGTGTCGCATCCGCCGTGGCGGGCCCATCGATTTCAAGAAGATCACCGGCTGCGAATACCGCATCCGCCGCCTGCGTCCAGGTTCCTACAGCGGCGCCGGCCGCGAAGTTCACCGTGGCGAATGAGGTCCCGTTTTTCTTCAGCGTGAACGTCGTGGACCCGGTCGCATTCGCGGATGCTGCAGCGAGAGAGAGAGAGGCTCCAGACGGAAACGTAACGGCGCGCGCGAGCTTGATGCGGAGCAGGATCTGATTGTTCGTTCCGACTCCCGGAGCGAAAGCGGACACGTCGAACGGCTTCGTGCTGAACACCAGAGCCGTCGCTCCGGCATTGACCTCAACGGCTTTGCCTCCCGCGCCGGAGTAGGATGCCGGCACATCAGAGAGTCCGGTGAAGGCAGTCGCGCCGCCCGTGGCAAGTCCAACCCAGGTCGAACCGTTGTAGTAGTAGAGCGTGGTGTCGGCGACGTTGTAGAGAAACCATCCGCTCTTCGGCGGATAGAACTCCCAGAGACCTGACGGCGTCGCGGGATTGTCGGTCGTCCAGACCGCGACAGATTTCGCTTGCCCCGCCCACGCGCCCGTGGGACTTGCAGCGACGATGTAGCGGTCGCCGTTCACCGGGGACCCCGGAGGAGCGGTCAATGTTTTGGAAATCACCGCGGCTTGAAGGAGCACGTCGAAAGCGCGAAGCAGTTTCCTGAAATCGACGTCGAAATTGTCTCCCGTGGCCGCGCTGATCATCTTCCCGAGGTTCGGACCGTTCGTGACGCTCATACTTGCACCCCTCCAAAAAAGTTCCCGAAGTCCAGCCCGAAACCCGTCATCAAAACCGGAGTGAGAGCGTTCGGGAAAAAGCTGTCGTACAGAGTCGAGATGTACGCGGGAGGCGAACTCCCCGGCACGAGCAGGGTGGGACCTGCAGCATTCGAAAAGACCTGAATCGTGACCGTCTTCGTGCCGTCGATATCATCGAGAGCGCGCTGCGCGCCGGTGTAGGTATAGGTCTGGGCGGTGATGCCAGTGACCGTCCGAATCAGAGTCGCGCCCACCGTGATCTTCACCGTATACGTCGTGTTGAGTTGCGGTGTGATGTCGGCGGCATCCTGCGCCACGAGCGGACCCGCCGCGGTTTGCGTGACGCGGTTCCGCGATTTCCACGCCAGCACGAGGTCGCCGTACACCTTCGTGAATCGAACGGCATACGCCTGCGCCTGCATGATGAGACCCGCAGGGGGATACGGCCGCGCAAATCGCGAATTGGTCGCGACAGATACCGCAGTCGCGCTCGAGAGCGGGAACCCTCCGAATGAATTCTGCGGCAGCAGTTTCGCGGTGACGGTGAGGTCGGACCCGTACGGCGGCTCCTTCGTGAGACCGCCGCCCTCGGAAATAAACCAGACGCGCGCGCCGGCAGGATGGTCGACGGGAACTGTGTCGGCGACGCCGCGGAGGACGTTCGTGAAGGTGATAGTGCCATCCGCGTTCTCGGTCTTGGTCTGCAGGCTCAAGATTTCGTCTTCGATGAGCGCGAGCAGTTTCCCATTTGCCACGTCGGTCGCGAGAACGCTGTCGATGAGGTCGACGTCCACGAGTCCGGCGAGCGCAAGCGTAAAGCCTGTTGGGTCGAGCGCCGGGGTGCTGGCTGCGTACGTCGCCGCGAGCAGTCCTGACGGACAAACCCCAGTGACCTCGGTCGAGAAAAAGTAGCCGGCTCCTTCGTCGAGCCAGATCTCGAAACTCTTCGTTGGCGAGTTGCCGCGAACGCAGAGAGCGAGCGCGTGGATGCCGTCCTGCTTAAAGTGATAGGGGAGCTCGACTAGCTCCTGCGCCGCCGGCGCGAGCGGCGCGCCCACGGGGTTCACCCATCCCGAGGACGGCGGCGCGACGAATGCCACGCTGTTGATCCCGAAGATATCCTCGACGGCGTCCATCGTGATCTTCCCGTCGCTGAGTTCCCCGTAGCCGATGCGCGTGATCCGAAAAACCTGGTTCTGGATGCCGAGCGGGACCCATGTGAACCGGAATAGACCTCCAGGCCGGAACTTCCACGCGGTGCGGTTCACCACGAGCTTGATCTTCGCCAGCGGATAGGTGAGCGTCTTCAGGACGCGGATCGCAACCAGCGCCGCCGCTGCCTCCGAACTGATTCCCTTGAAGTCGATGGTCTGCGGACGGACCTCGCCGGTGACTGCGATATTTGCTGCGTCGTAGGCTTTGACCAGGCGGTCGTTCCAATTGTTCGAACGGGACGTGAAGCGGATCGCGACCAGGTTCGTCGTTTCGCTCCAGGACCCGCGCGAGAAGTCCGGTGTCGCGAGGACATTGTCCACGGTCAAAAGCGGGAGCGTCGTCGGATCGTAGCCGCCGCGCGCGAGCACAATAGTCCAGAGACCCGTGGCCGGGTCGGTGTAGAGCAAGCCATCGCAGTGCCGGAGGATTTCGCCGATGAGCTGGTCGGCGCTCGCCTGCGTGTCGAACTGCATGGAAATGCCGAGACCTTCGGTTGCCAGCGTCGATGCCGCGGCCGTGAAACTCGTGGCGTCGATGCGGACGGCGGGGATGCCGAGACCGTAATCCACCTTCGTGAGAAGTTCGTAGACCGCCAGTGCCGGGTTCGCATCGCCGCTGATGTTGGCGACCCCGGCGCCTTGCGCGAGCGGATCGGGACAGCGCCGCACCGCGAACCCGAGCGGCTTCAGATAACTGGACGTCCCGACATACGGCTGCTTGAAAACGACGTAGCACAAGCCGCGATAGGCGGGAGCAACCTTCGAGTGCTTCGTCACGATGGTGAACACGTCGCCGTTCACGTACTGCGTGGACCCGGTCTGAATCGTGAAGTTGATCCGCGAGGAAGAGAACGCGAAATCCGCCCATGCATCTCCGCCGTCTACCGTGTTCACGATTTGGCCGGAAAGCGAACCCACCACGGTGAACTTCATCTTCTGGTAGTGCGGGTGAGCCGGGTTCCCGTCGATGCCTACCGCGGTGATCGTGAATGTTTCCTCGAGCGATGAGCTGCCGGCGGAGAGTGCCGTGATTCCGCCATTGCCGACGCCGGCGAAGGTGTAGCCGATGCCGGACTGGTCCAGCACCACGCGGCCCTGCTTCGCGCTCAGGTAGTCGTCCGGCTGCTGCGTTTGGAGACCGCGATAGAAGCGGAACTCTCCAGAGATTCCGCCGCCGCCGCCCGGACCCGTGCCGCCGAAAAGCTTGTCGCCGGTCGCGTTGACTTTGATGTAATTCTCGGTCGCGTTTCCGTTCAGGATCGTCGTCAGTGTGCGCGGAACGCTTTTCACGTCCGCCTGGATATCCACCAGCGCGTCGACTGGACCGTGGCAAAGCATGAACTGGCAGCCGAGGTAATACTTGTAGCCCGTCGTCTGCGTTCGGCCGAACGAAAGAATCCCGCCGCCCACCTTGATGGCCTTCGTTTTGAGGTCGCCCCACCAGGTGGTGTTTCCGCCCTTGATCATGCATGTGCCGAACACCACGGGAATCGCGCGGCCTTCTTCCGCCGTGGGGACGGAGAAGTCCCCGAGCGCGGAAGGCAGCGGTCCCTTCGGATGCGGAGCCAAGAGAGCTCCCACCACGGTCGTCGCCACGAAGAGCAAGAGCAGAAGCCAGAAGAAGATTGCACCGCCTTTCTGCGAGCTAACCGATGCTTGCGCTGCCATTGAACGGGTTCACCGTCGGAATCAGGTCGAACCCGAGAAAGCTGATCGTGCGGCCATAGTGCGCGCACGTCGAAAAGTCCAGAGCGCAGCCGGCGATGCCGTCGACCGCAGCGCCAGTGGCCAGGCCGGGGATCGGCGAAATGAGCTTCACCGTGGAACCGGAATGGTCCACCACCATGCGGAAGTCGTCGCCATGCTTCAGATATCCCGCGCGGAGCGAATCCGGGAGCGAAGCGAACGCCGGGATCGTGAGGACCGTCCCCGTCGAATCAATCGCGGTGATCGTGCCGTGGTACGTGTGTTGCGAGAGGTCCGCACCGCACCCCGCGTCGCCAAAAATGTTAGAACAGGGAGCCTGGTAGAGCTGCTGCGGGATTTTCCGTTGAAGCAGGTACTGCGCGGAGTGGCAGGTCAGTTCGCACTGATCGGTAAACCGCGCCGATGCGATGAGACCCGTGAAGAGCACCACGGTCTCGGTATCTGCGTAGTGAGAGCCGTAGACGGTGACCGAAATTGGCGACGATGGCAGGTATGGGAGGAGAAGCTGCGCGAGCGGGTGATCCTTCGGAATGTAAACCTTGATCTCACCGGACACGACTTCATTCGATTGCTCCACCTCGGTCCGCGTGATCGTCGCCGGCGCGAATACTTGGCCCAGATAGGTGATCGGATTTTCTGCGCTCGTCAGCGCGAAAGAGATTCCCGTGCCCTGGAAGAGATAGAGTTCGTAGGGCTGCGCGGCGAAGCCCGACTGTTCCTTCGCATCAAAACTCATGGAAGTTCCCTCGGGAGTTCCTGGAGCGAGAGGATCGACTCGGCATGCTCCGAGCTATCCCACTTGATCGAGACGCGGTCGGACGCGAGCCGCGCCAGTGTGAGAAACGAAATCATGGTCGTGCTCTTTCCGAAGTTCCTCCCAGGCTGCGCCTCGAGCGAGAGGTTCTCGGTGCCGTCGCCGTTGTCATGCGCGGCAGTGATTTTGGCGTACACGTTCCCGGAGCCATCGATGGGAATGAAGGCGATGAAGCGGCGCGCCGGCGTCGGGAAGAAAAACCGTTCGTAAAACTCCGACTTGATACGAATGCCCGTGTCGGTCGAGAGCACGTCCTGGAAAAGCACGAGGTCCTGGTCCCACGTCGGAATCCAAAACGGATTGAACTGCCCGAACCGGCGGAGCATGAAGGCGCGGAACGCGGTGACGTTCTGGTGGGTGTCGAGCCACCAGGGGAATTCCTGGCCCACGAGCGCCGTCCCGCCTTTGTCGATGACCTGAATTGGTCCGACTTTCGGATCGATGGTCACCATCGAACGCTTGTAATTGCGTTTTAGCGGTGCCTTATCCCAGTTCGGTGGAATTTCGAGCACGTCGAACCCTTTGAATTGCGTCGGTGAGACCGCTGGCGCCGGAGCCGGTTGTCCCGCCTCGCCAATGAAGTCCACGTCGATGTGATCGATTTCGCTGCTATGCCTGGAGACGCTGACGGATGCCGGGAGCCTGCAGAGAAAGACCGGCATGACGCGAGTCCCTGGTCCCCCGAGCCAGGCGAACTGCGTAGGCGAAGAGACCGTGACCGAATGAGCGGCCACGCTCACGATAGAGAGCGCTTCGAACGTGTACTCGTCGACCCAGATCGTGAGCAAGCCGCCGGCGGCGAACTGGCGGTCTGCCGTGTCGACGGGAATCACAAACGAGCCAGCCGGGATATCAGAGAGCAGAGGCTGCGCGTCCGGCCACCAGGGAACTCCGTACGGCTGGTTCTGCCATCCCCAAACGAGAGACTCCATGCCTGCAGCGTCCCGCGCATTCAGCGTGAGCGCCCGGTAGCGCATCGCACGGCGTGGGAGCTGGCGCAAGGCGCGCCGCTGCTCGTTGTCGGAATACGCGCGCAGCACGTCCGTGAGGTACTCGAGCGATTCCTCCATCCCTTCGTTCCAATCCGGGGCGATGGAAAAAAGCGTGATGCGGGAGCCGGTGACGTGCAGGTTCGCGCCGAGGATGCCACTGTCAAAAACAAACGCGACGGTCTGGTCGATCTGCGCGGCGCCGGACGTTGGGACGGTTGCCTGATAAATAAACGAGTCGAGTGCGGCGAAGATGAGCGGCTCGCCATATGGGTCGGTAAGAGTGAGTCCTCCAGTCCCTGTGATGTTGATGGCGCCGAGCGTCTGATCCGCGTCCCTGAAGGTGTTCCACACCTCGACTGCGAACTGCGTCGCCGTCAGAATGAAGCCGAGCGCCTTCACGCGGGGAATGACGATGACCTTCTCGAAGAGCTGGCCCCCGAACATTTCAACGCGCTCCCCGGAAAGATTCTGATGGGAGATGGAGACGGCCGGCTCTGGCACGCCGCGGTCTGCGGCCAGCGGGAAACTCCCGAGACCCAGAAGGATCGTGGCTGCGAACACACCAGCGGTTACGCTGGTCGAACGGTTCGTCGGGTCCAGTCCGCCGGGAAAAGAAAAAATCTCTCCTGCAAAATCAGCCATCGCTCCTCTCTATTGCTTCACGACCGCGAAATTCGGGAACAGTTTGTACGTCGTCGCGCCGAGCAGATACTCATCGGCATTCGAAAAACCGTGGCCGACGGCGTTCGCCACAAAAACAAACGGCACAGTCCCGAGCAGCGAGAACCCTGTGGTGGTGCTGTCTCGAAGTGCCCACAGCATGATGGGGAGCAGATTAGCTCTGCCGTCCTGCTGGCTCGTCTGGACTTGTTGAAACTGATACGTTTGTGCCGAATAACAGTAGACCGGGAAATTTGGCTTCATGGCTTGGCTCTGCCCGCGAACCGAACTCACGCCCTGCTTGCCGGTGAAACCTTGATCGGCGCCGCTCGTCGAGTTCCAGATGCCAACCCACTTGCCAGTCCACGAATCGACGTCCGCGCGAACGAACCCGGAGCCGCCGCCCACCTGGTCGCCATTGACCATCGGACAATCTGAGGTGCTGGTGTAGCCGGGAATGCCCGCGCCGGCCGACGTGTAACTGGTGTAGAAGCCTGAAGAGGACCCGAAGAAATAGGGACCGCCGGTGATCGTCCCGGCCTTCTGAATCGAAAGTCCCCATCCAATGTGGACGTAGAGACCGGGAGTCTTCTCCACCACCACCACGATGTTGTCCCCGCCCGAGTCCGAGAAAAAATAATAGTTCGAGAAAGGACCCGCGGAGAGCTGCATCCCCACGCCGATGGGGAATGTCGTACTTCCGATGGGAGCCCCGGTCGTTTGATTGTTGAACGGCTGGCCGGAACTGAAACCCGTGCCGAGGTACATGTGAACGCCGTAGTGCGCCGACCCGAAGTTCGTGTGCCAGGGCGCGGCGCTTTCATTCTCGGCCGCGCGGAGATGGACGTAGTTCGAACTCTTGTGAAGGGATGCGGTCCAGCCGGACCCTTCGATCGCGCTCCGATCCTGCGTCCAACCGATGCCCACGAGCCAGGTCACGAGCTTCTGGAGTAGGTCGGTCGATGAACTCGCGGTTCCTGTTTGGTAGGACATGCTTCTCCCCTAACTCAGCCGCACGGCAAAGAAGTCCGCTTTCGTGTTGCGAAAAACGTTCTGAACCACCAGGTGCTTAATTCCTCCGATGGTGACGGTGTTCTCCGACGATTGCGAAAATCCCGTCGTCGCATAGACGCCTTCGAGTTCCCCGTACGTGTTGGGCGTCGTATCAGTGAGAACGATGGGGAGCAGCGGGTAACCGCCGTCCAGGTTCGGGCGCCAGTCCGGAATGCCGGAGGACTGGTCCATGTACGCGTAAGGCCAGAGCTGCCCGAGAAGCGACTCGCTGGAGGCAATGTCGAAGCCGCGCCAGATGCCCGATGGAAGTCTGAGGTTCAGCGAGCTCTGGTAATCCGCCGACATCGCCGAAGCAAAAGGAATCGGGAAGTTCCTCATCTCGTTTCCGGTGTAGCTCCAGCGCCACGAGGAACTGTTGGTCGCCGGTTCGAACTGGAAATCGAGACTCCCCCCCACGATGAGTGGGTAGGGAAAAGAGCCGGGAGCCATGTACGTGGTCATGAACCCCAGATAGGCGGTGACGTAGACCGTCGAGACCTTCGCGATGATGATGACCCGCCGGCCGTTGGCGATAATCCAGTAGGGGATCGTCGAGTTCCAGAGCGTGAGAACCGGAGAGGCGTGAGCCTGGGAAGCCCCGCCGACGTACCCTGGCTGCTGATTGAACACCGCTCCCGAGTTGAAAGCGGTGAAGCCGCCGAGCCGCCAGTTGTAGTAGTCGGCGCCCACGTCCGAGAACACCTGCGCGCCTACGATGATCTGCTCGAGACCGCCGTTGCCGGGAGCCTGCCAGATCATTTCCGAGCCGCTGACGCGGCGCTTAGAGGCCCAAGGGGGACAGACGGCGAACGTGAAGATGTCCCCGGACACGAAAGCTGTCCCGCCGGCCGTGATGGTCAGATTTGCCTTCGTAGAAGTGAATGGCGTGCCTACCACGCCCGTTCCAAGGGACCCGGAGATTGACCCCACCACGCCGAACGCTGTCGCGCTGGTGAACGTCACCGTGATGATCTCGGCCACTCCTGCGGAGCCGCCGCGCGCGTCGATGGTTCCGTTCCCAGTTCCGGTGAAGGACGGTGTGAGCGCCATCCCCGTGGCGGTCAAAAAGGTGTCGAGGACGTTCAGAAGATCGGCGTAGTCGGTCGCCGTTCCAATTTTGACGCTCATCTAGTCGCTCCTCGAAAGCGCCTTCTGCGCCGCCTTCGGATTGTTCGTGAGGTGCTGCAGGATGATGTTCGAAGCCGCCTTCGAACTGAGGTGCTTCAGGATGAGACCCTCGTCCAGGCCGATCCCGAGATTGATATTCGACTCGCTGGCGCCGCCGATGTTGCCCACTAGACCGCCCTCGGCGAACTTGGGAAGAGCGAGCCGCTCGAACGACGGAACCTTGAGACCGCGGTTGATCGCCTCAAGATTGGCGACTCCGAACGCGGAGACAGCGTCGGCCTTCACGATGTACTCGCCTGGGGAAACACGCGCCGGGATGGAATCGGACTTCGGACCTCCAGGACCGCGAATCAAACCGCCCTCGGCGAATCCGCCGCCGCCTCCTCCACCACCGCCGCCGACGGAACCGCCCTCAGAAAATCCTCCGAGCGCGCCCTTTAGAAGTTTCGTCATGATCGCTGTGATCACGAGTTGCTGGATCACCTGCGCGAGAGAAGAGATAACGCTCGAGGCGAGACCCCGGAATGCCTGCCCGACGCTCTGTGTTCCCTGCAAGAGGGAGCCGAAGAATTGGTTAAACCCTCCGCTGATCGCTCCGGTGAGTCCTTGCTTGAGCGTCGCGACTTGCTGGCCCACGGTGTTCACGTGGACAGAGATCTGACCGACCTTCGCTGCGAAGTCCTCTGCCGAGGCGATTCTTGCCTCATCCCCCGAGGCGTTCGCCGCGGCGAGCATTTCAGCGGAGATCTGCTGCAGCACCGGGAGCCGCGCCTGCTCAAGCTGGCGGATTTGTTCCTCGCCCTGCACCTGGAAGAGTTGCCCGGTCTGGATCTTCGCCTCGACTTCTGCGCGCTGATCTGCGAGCAGCTTCAGCGCCGCCGCGCCGTCCTTCTGTTGCTCGGTGAAGGTGACCTCGGCGATTCTCACTTCGTCGTAACGCGAGAGACGTTTGTCGATCTCCGCTTGCGACAGGCCGGACTGCGCGAGGATGATCTGCAGCTTCTGTTTTTCGATGGCGATTTCCGCCTTGGCCGCTTCGAGCGCATGCCCCTGGCTGGACTCCACCAATTTGTTGAACGCGAGGACTTTCTCCTGGTTGTCGTGCTGCTCCTTGAACTGCTGCGTATTCAGCGCCTGGATTTTCGTGCCAGAGTTGACGCGAATCTCGGTGATCTTCGTTTCCAGTTCGTCGACTTTTTGCAGAGCGTTCAGACGCTGCGCTTCCTGCTTGTCGGCGTCCTTCGGAGTGTCAGCCTTCGCCTTTGCCGCCGCCGCCTTTGCCACGGCTTCTTTAGCGGCCTCCAGCCCTTTCTGCAGGATGGCAATCTCCTCCTGGCTGTCCGCCAGGACCGCCGCACGCCGGCGTTCGAAATACTCATGCAGCGAGAGTTCGCCGGCGTCGAGGAATTCCTTGTCGATCTGCTCGGTCTGTTTTCCGTACGCGCGATGGATGGCGAGTTCATCCTGGAGTTGTTTCTCGAGCAGCGCGAGCGCGGCTCTCGCCGCGGCATCGGTCGGTGCCGCGGCCGCGGTGACCTCCGGCGCCTCGATCTGTTTCTCCGGCCGGAGCCGCCCGATCCGTTCTTTCTTCCGCCTCGCCTCTTCTGCGTCGGACGGGAACAGATTCGCGTAATCCGCTTTGAGCGTGTCCACGAGTGACCCGTAGATCGCCTTCTGCCGGCCGACTTCGTCTTTGACCGCGTTGGTGCCGTCTCGGAGTCCTGTTTTGAGCGAAGCGAATGCGCCGGAAAAATCGCCGACTGCCGCCTGCCCGATGGCTTCGAACGTCTTCACTCCTTCATTGCGAATGAGATCGAATTCGGAAGAGAACAGGTCTCCGACACTGGTGATGACCGTTCCAATCGTCTGTCCGAGACTCAGGAAGATGAGAGCGATGCCGCGGACTACTTCGCCAGCGTATCCGCCGAGCTCTTTAAAAGAGACGCCGCCCTGCGTGAGCGAATCGACCAGCGCCTCGCCGACGTCGGAGATTGCGGGGAGCAGCCCGGCTTCGAACTGTGTCGCCATGCCCTTGCCGACGTCCTCGAGTTCCTGCATGGACGCCTTCGCGGATCGGAACGCGTCGGTCGTTTCCTGGTCGAGAAGGAGACCGAGCTTCGATACCGATGCGGTGATGTGGTCGAAACCCTCTCCAGCTACCGCATTTGCCACCACGATCATGTCGGTGCCAACCTTCTGCCCGAAGATCGCTGCCGCTGCGGTGTTTTTTTGGAAACTCTTCTCCATGTGGCCGAGCTTCTCGGTCACGAGTGCGATTTTCTCGTCCGGCTTCAGCCCCTGAAAATCCTTCTGGGTGATGCCGAGAAGTTTGAAACCTTGTGCGGCCTTTACGCTCCCCTGCTCGAACTGCGTGATGGTGCGCGCTGCTTTGCCGAGCGCCCTATCTACTCCCTCCGTCGCAATACCGGTTTCCTCGGCAACGTGATGGAACACACTGAGAGTCTGCGTCGTGAGTCCGGTCTTGTCGGCCATCTTCCCGATGTTGACCGCGGAGTCGAATGCCTCTTTGCCGATCCTGCCGAACTCGAGCGCGCCGGCCGCGGCGACGATACCCGCGAATGCGTTCTTCAGCGAGAGACCGGAGGATGCCGTCTCGTCCTGCTGCTTCTTCAGCGTCTTGAGCTGGCTGGTGAGTTCCTTGATGGCTGCGGAGACACCGGTGTCCTCGGCGGTCAGTTTTACTTTGATCTCGGGAGCATCGGCCATCGCTTAACTCCTCAGAACCCTCGGCACCTTCGGCGGATCGGTTTTCCTTCTCTGGTGCGGAGCGAGTGCGCTCCATACCAGCAATTCAGTTTCGTAAGTCCTCAACGCTGCGATCTTCAGACACTCGAGGTACGCGAGCATCAATTCCCGCAGCGGCCAGTCCACCAGTTCGCGAATCCTGCCGGCGTCGTGATGGGCGACCTCGCGAATCAGCGACGCGAAGTCCCCGAGGTCGACGGAGCCGCGCTCTTTGTAGGGGGGACCTTTCCGCTCCGGCTCGAAGATTTCCGGGAAGTCTCCGATGATGGTTCCCCTAACGTAAAAAAACCGATGACGAACTCCACGATGGACTTCCGCATCGCGAGCTTTTCAGCGGTTTCGGTGAGCGCGGCGAACCGAGTTGCATTCGCGTCAGCTTCCAGGCGGCTCCAGACCTTCCCGTCCTCGGTCAGACACCCGGAGAGAATGTGGTGCGTTCTCCCGGAGAGCAGAATCCGAGTGAGCAAGTCCTCGGCGCGTTTCTCCTTCGTGCGCTCGATGCCGTCGAGATCGTGAAGGACCTCGATGGCGCCGGCGAGCCGGAGATGCGCGAGGATGTAGTCGTCCTGGTTTGCGGTGAGAGCTTGCGTGATGCCGTGGAATTTTCTGCCGTCGAGCGTGATCGTTTCGAACATTCGTTCCTCCGGGACGGGATCGCCGCCCGCTGACTGCGGAACGGGGAATCACCCTAACCGTGACTCCCCGCCCCTATCTTCCAGAGACCCTGCCCTCCCACGAGCCAAGTCTCTAGAAGAATGTGTACTGATAGAAAGGAGCCGACGGATGATTCGCCGTGTCGTCGAGGATCTGTCCGTCGAGCGACCAGTTCCCATAATCGTCGGCGATGAGACCGATCTGACCGTTCGGGTTCAGGTTCAGGCGCCAGATATCGCAGCCGATCTTCTGGCCGTCGACCGGGTCCGGCACAAACACCAGATGTCCCTGCTGGTGCGGAACCGTCGCGCCGGCGACCTGATCGAAGCTGCCCACCAGGGTGTGGTAGGTGATCGTGATCGCGAAGCCGGACACGATGGTGGAGCCCACCGGGAAGTAAATCAGTCCAGCGACTGGATCGGCGAGCACGTAATCCGTCCCCGCCACGAGCGCGACGGAGTTCTGCGTCAGCACCGGAGGCGTGCCAGTGGGATCGAAATTCGGATTGAGAACGCGGAAGTAGCGACCCTTCGCTACCGCCGCTTGCGCGACGCTCACGAGCACTTCAGCGGTGAACGTGGCGACAACCGTCGAGAGCGTCGTCTTCCCCGTGGACATCGAAGCGATGGCGACGTGGTCGGAAGAAAAGTCCGTGCCGGTGATGCTGACCTTCGGCTGGCGCTTTGACACCGCGGTTGCGATGAGCGTCACGTTTTTGTTCAGCGACTGGTAGAGCTCCTTGATGTCGTCTTTCATATCGAGCTCAAATTTGGTGCAGTTCCCGAGGTGCCGCAGGCCCGTGCCGAGTCCGGCCGCGTCGAAAATGTCGAACAGGATCGAACCCTTTCCGAGCATGGGGACATGCGGGACGGGATATTTAATTCCTGGCATTGTGTCCTCCTAAGACTTTGAAGTCGGATCGAGCCTGCTCGTCCGGTACCTGATGGTGAAACTCAGCTTTGCCGATGCGACCGGAGTCGTTCCCTCGCGGGAACTCCACACCGTCCTGCCTTCTTCCGCGCCGTTCGCGAGACCGCCGAAGCGTTCATTCGCGAGCACCGTCTTT